TGATGGTAACCATTTCTTCAGATCCGATATTTACTGGTCCCATAAAATCTGATTGCACAAGACGATATGTTGCCTCTATACATTCATCAATATAAAGAAATGAGCGTGTTTGTTTGCCATCTCCCCATATTTCAATCTCTCCACCATCTTTAGGAAGTTCTGCTACTTTACGACAGATTGCCGCTGGAGATTTTTCTTTTCCACCTGTCCAAGTTCCCTCTGGTCCAAAGATATTATGATACCTAGCAACCCGAACAGGAATCCCATAATTACGAGAATAAGCGAAAAACAACCGCTCTGAGAACAGTTTCTCCCAACCATATTCAGAATCGGGTGCTGCTGGGTATGCTGACTCTTCACGGCAATCTGGGTTGTCTGGATCAAGTTGATTATATTCTGGATATATGCAAGCAGAACTAGAATAGAAAATTTTTGTTTTATTTACATTTACAAGATCATTTAATTTTTTTTGAGAATTCAAAACATTTAAATTGATAGTTGCTGAATTGTGCATTACATCAGCATCGTTTTCTCCTGTAAATAAGTATCCAGCACCTCCCATATCGGCAGCAAACTGATAGACTTCATCAAAAGTTTCGATGTATTTGCTAGGAACAAATTTATGAAAATTAGCATAAGGACCCTTATATTGCAAACACTTTTCTACAAAAACAGGATCTCTCAAATCTCCAACAATAAACTCATTCGCTTCGCTATCGGAAAATTCAGGTAGTTTGAGATCTACACCACGTACCCAATATCCTTCAGAACGAAGTCTTTTTACCATATGACTTCCAATAAATCCACCAGCACCAAGCACAAGTGCTGTTTTTTTATAATCGCTCATAGATTATTTTAAACTCTTTGTATATATTATACAAAAAAAGGAGGGTGTTGTAAACCTCCTTTTAATATATTCAGGCTCGCCACTTATTTTTTATCTAGAAATAAGAAACTAGGCGGGGTTCCCCCATCCACACCAGTCGGCATATTTTATGTCCAATCCGACGAGGACATAATGGGTCATTGACTCCACCACTTAGTTTTGAGAAACTAAGAAAAGTTGAATAAGTTTTGGGATTTCAATTGCAGCATAAAATCCACAGAGAACTAATATATCCCAAAACTTATATTTTAATGCAAAGGGAATAACAAAAGCATTCCCTACACATTTTACTAATAGACCAGATTTTGGATCTCCCCATAGCATAAAGAAATACCCAGACAAAAGGAGAATGTTGCCAATATACCTGAAGAGATCAGATTTTGACATTAAGGGGTTGCTCCCGACCAGTACTTTTAAAGTCTTTCCGTGACTATTTAATCAAGCAACTTCAACTGATTCAAGATCTTGATAAAGATATTCCATAAGCATCTCATAATCATCTAAAGGATCACCAGAGAACACTACACCTTCGTTTTCATAATAACGGCGAACCTTTTTGTAAAGTTTCGGATTCTTTACGTCAAGATAAAAATCGCCATTTGCTGCACCACGAAGAGTGGAAACATCTTTCTTGAATTTTGCTGTGAGAGTCATTGTTTTGAATGTTGACCTTAGTATTATAAGGGTTTGACTTGGAGAAGTCAAGATGGACACTTGGAGGGGTGTCCTATGCTCGTTGTCAGGATTGAACTGACCTCTGCCGATTTATGAGATCGGTCCCTTCAACCAGATGGGTAAACGAGCAAGTACGAGTGGGTGGATTCGAACCACCTCAAAGCCGCTAATCTGGCGGAAAGAGTTTATAAGACTCCTCTGACTACCAAGTCTCACTCGCATAAGACCAAATCATTTTAGGAGATTTGGAACCCGTCGTCAAGACCCTTCTTCGTGGTCTGTGTGAATGTGTATCAAGTCATCATCCACAATCGATTCTATTGCGTACTTTATAGTTTCGTTGTAAGGAACTATCACTGCGCTTTTATTACCATCTCGTATGATAAATGATTCACCATTTTCTACTCTGTTCATAAGATTGTCAAAATCTGCTTGAAATTCTTCGACTGTAAAGGATTGAAGTTCGTTTAGTTCTTGATACATTTTCATAAAGTGATTTTTATGAGTCGGGGTGACAGAATTCGAATCTGCGACTTTCGCTTCCCAAAAGCGACGCTCTATCCAAGCTGAGCTACACCCCGTTGCGTAATTGATGATGTAGTCTTCTATGACAATTAGCACAAAGACATACACACTTATCTATCTCTTCCAAGATAGTTTGTTTTCCTCTCCTAGAAAGCATATCAGCAATACTCATATCTTTTTTAGAAGGGTCTATGTGATGCCATTCTAATACAATAGTATCAGATTCACCACATTTTTCACAGAACTTATCATTCATAAGTTCATTATACCAATTTTTAACCCGAAGTCTAGCAACTTTGCTTCTTTCAGCATATAAAGATTTATTTTGCTGATAGTGCTTGGAAGCATATTCTTTTGGATTTTTTGCTGGCATTTATTTAAAAAATAAGTTCAAATCTATTTATAAGACTCAAACCTTGTTTTTGTGTATATACATAATACCAGCAAAAGGAACGACTGTCAACCCCATTCCACAGAGAAAAAGAAAGAATGGATTTGCTGCGAGTGATTCTACGATGTGAAAAATCATTGTGCGTATGCGTGGGTAAGTCCCCAATAAATCCAACACCCCATTAGTGTAGCATAGATTAAGGTAGAAATCAAGATTGTTTTAATCATCTTCTTCCTCGTCTTCATAAGTTGATGGTTCTTCGAAGAGTTCCTCCATTTTTTTCTGAAGAACTCTTTCTTGTAATAATTGCAAATCTTCTTCTGTAAACTTAACCATTAAATTAGTTTAAAGTAATTTTAAGCCAAGGTAATAGTGGAGGGATAATACCAACAAGTCTTAAAAGTCCCTCAGCAAATAAAGCAAGAACCACCCAACCGATGCACATACTAATGATAGAAGCATTACGGTTGTGTCGTCGTATTGCAGCATCAATCATCTCCTGCACTTCTGTGCGAGTTACATAATCATCGTCATATGGGTCCATCATTTCTCATCACCAAGAAATTTTGCAAGAGGATCTCTGCGGGTTTTAACAATTTCAACTGCTCTTTTATAAAACATATTATCCGTGTTGCCAGATTCTTCAAAGGTTGCTTTAATTTTCACCCAATTCTCATATGTGTGTTGATCCATTGGGTTTAAAGAGATAGTACTATTATATAATAGTTTTCAATCTTTGAATGTCAACCAAATGTGTTCATTATGTAACACTCATTAAGGAATTGTTAAATTTGTAACTTATCTTAAAACGGAAAGAACAGGAATCGAACCTGCGAGGGCGTTAACCCCAGCCGCTTTCAAGGCGGTGTCCTCGACCAACCGGACTCTTTCCAATATTAAGTCCTTATCGGACTTCAAAATCAAGTCGCTTTACTTTACGTTGGCGACGTGCTTCTTGCCAAGCAATATCTTGAGAAGTCAGTACATTTTTATTTTGATTTTCTTTTAAAGAGTTTAACATAACAATACGAGATAAGTCAAGTGCCGAAATCTTATCTCCACGAATTGTTGCCATATTAGGACATCCACAAGTCACCGTTTTTGATTGATGTCCTAATAATTCTTTATTGCAATCTTTACACCTTATTGAAATCATTTTTCTTTACCATATTCATTGAATAAATGATCTTAACATCCAAATAAATTTACCGTGTGCTTCATTCAAATCATCAACAAGATTAATTGTACCTTTTGATTTTTGATTTTCTGCTTCTTCTGATACTTGATTTAGAAGTTCAACAACCTTTTGATTGCCTTCTAGCAAATCACGAACCATACCCATAGTATCTAGAGAACTATTTGTTTCTGAAATATGAGAAACTTCAGTAATTCTTGAAAGAGTAGGTACTGGTTTAATATTTAGATATCTCATATGTTCGGTGATTCTGTCAATCTCTTCAAACATTGCTTCATACTGCTTCCCAAAAAGTTTGTGGAATTGATAAAAATCATCTCCAGAAACATTCCAATGATATACCCAAGTCTTTTGGAACAAAACAAAAAGACTTGCTTGAGTATCAGAAAGTAATTTATATAGTGTTTCCATTATACTTTTTTCTAAGTATTTATGAAATGGGAGATATCGGATTCGAACCAATGACCGTCTGCGTGTAAAGCAGCTGCGCTACCACTGCGCCAATCTCCCGTTTCCTCTGTCTAGGAATCGAACCTAGTTTCCATGTGTGTTGTCCACCCGTCCTTACCAATAGACTACCAGAGGAAATGCCTAGGAAGGGTAACCCTCTACCAACGGAGGACCCCAGAACTAGGCAACTCCCCCACCTGGACTCGAACCAGGAACCCCAAAGTTAACAGCTTCGTGCTCTGCCAATTGAGCTATAGAGGAATGTTCTATTACTTAGAACTTACAAAATCATTAATCGTTTCTGCTTGTGTAAGAACATCCTGTAGAGTTGGAAACTCTGGATAATCCATTTTCACAGTATTTGCAGAATTTGAATTCCAATAACGAGCAGTATCCAGTTCAATACTAAACTGGTCATTTAGCATATTGTATGCTTGCTTAAAGATTTCAAAGCGAAGTTCGTAAGGTGTCATAGTCATAATCTTGTGTGTTTGTGTGTATAAAGAACCCGAAGGTTCAGAGCGGGTAACCGGAATCGAACCGGTGACTCCAACTTGGAAGGATGGCATTTTACCCCTAAACTATACCCGCTTGTGAGACAATCATAAACTATTTTAGTTTGA